AAGGAATATTTAGAAGAATACCAGCTCGAGTAGCATCAGTAGATGCAGAAATTGATGATATGATTGCTGCCGGGATACACGTATGCATTGCATCTGGAAACGATTACTATGTAAATTATCTTGACCCGGGGTTAGGAATAAACGGACATTATAACGACGAAGTTTATATAGGTGGTACAACTTATTACTATCATAGAGGTAGTAGTCCAAGAAGTACAGGAACAGATGATTGCTTTGTAGTAGGTAATATAGACACTGATGTGTTATCTAATCAAGACAAAGTTGCAGCAAGCAGCACATCAGGACCAATGACAAACATACACGCACCTGGAACAAATATTGTAAGTTCTTGCAGTACAGTAAATGATGGATACAGCACACAGTCACATCCAGATGATCCTGCATACCTAATTATGAATATTTCAGGAACAAGTATGGCATCTCCACAGGTTGCAGGCGTGTGCGCTCAACATTTGCAAGCACAACCTAATTTAACACCTACGCAACTGGTAACAAAAATGTATAATGATAGCAAAAGTGTTATATTTGACCAAGCTGTTGGAACACAACCAGATTATTTTAACAGTTATGACAGAGCATTGTATGGTGCTCCTAACAGAATGCTATATACAAGATATGGACAACAACCTATAACTTCAACTAGAACAAGCGTTTCCGGTTCAGTTACTATTAATACGAATTAAGGATAAAAAAATGGCAATAAATTTTCCAATAAATCCATCAAATGGAGACACAATAACAGAAGGTGATACAACTTGGCAGTTTGACGGAACATCTTGGAACGTAGTTGTTTCATCGTCAAGCGTGTCTATACCTAATGTGTTTAATACTATTTCGGTATCTGGTCAAAGTGATATTGTAGCAGGATCTACTAATGATACTTTAAATATTGCTGAAGGCTCCAACGTTACAATTACCACAGAACCTGGAACAAACACCTTAACTATTGCATCAACAGGCGGTGGAGGCGGCGAAGGCGGCGAGCCTAACCAAAATGCATTTTCTAATATTGCAGTTTCTGGCCAAAATACCATTGAAGCAGACAATACTACTGACACTCTAACGTTAGTTGCAGGTGCAGGAATTAATATTATTACAAACCAAGGTACTGATTCTATTACTTTATCAGCATCAGCAGCAGCAGTATCTGATTTTACTGACTTAAATGATGCTACTACAGCTGGAATGAGTGTTGATAAGTTCTATGAACATGCAATACAAACTTTCCGGTTAGTTAATAATTCAGCCAGTGCATATAGGTTTTCAGATCATTATGGTATTACTGATAATCCTACAATTTACGTTATAAGTGGAACTACAGTTGCATTTGATCTAAATAATATTTCAGGACACCCTTTTGAAATACAAGATAGTACAGGCACTCAATACAACACTGGCCTGGTTCATGTTGCAAACGATGGGACGGTAGTTACCGGTTCAAATGCCCAAGGCAAAGAAAGTGGTACTTTATATTGGAGAATTCCGGAAACAACTACATCGCCGCCTAACTTTAGGTACCAATGTACGCTACATGCAGCAATGGTTGGTGCAATAACAATTAAAGATTTTAGTGCTCTTTAACATCTTTTAGAAGTTTAGCAAATTCTTTACGTATTTTTATCATTTCGATAACAAACTCTTGATTAACATTTGGTTTTATGTAACCATTGTTATTAGTGTCATGCGCACTGTCTATATATCGAGAATATTCTATAAATTTCTGAAGTAGATTTGTAAAATATTGCTTATTCTTTCCTAACTTAATTTTACTAATAGCATTTTTATAAGACTCTACATCAGACTGCATTTTTTTGCTGTGTTTTAAGAATAAAGACATCAAAATAAACCTTCCGCAGCAATAAAAAATAAATCTTCTTCATTTTGTTCAGTAGATGCTTCAGAAATGCTTCCATTTTCTGTCAAACATTCTAAACTTGTTGGCACAAGTGGAAAAACTTCCCAAGTACTGCCTTCTTTAAGTTCATTATGGTAGAATTTTCCGTCCTTTGGGTTGATATACCTGACAATAAATTCTCCGCTATTGACAAACCATGTTTTCTTAACATCTTTATGGTATATAAAGTCCGTTTTATTGTGCTTGTTGTCAAATATTAAAAACTTTGCACAATATTTTTCATTAGATGCCCAAGTAACCTCAGTACCCCAGATAAATTTCTTAATTTTATCATTTTTTGACATATTAATTCACCAAATCAATAACTTTGAACACAGTTTCCAATTTTGTAATGTTTGTTTTGTTTTGTAAAGTATTTTTTAGTCCTTGATGCAACGGCTTCGGCCAGGATTTGAAGGATACCCATGCATAACCATCATGTTCATTGTTAAGTTGAGGAATAAACTCTTCAGCAACTACACACAAGTATGTGTGGAACAAGAATTTAGAGTCATTTGATACAAAGGTTTCTAGTGGTATAGTTTTTTTGATAGAAATTTCTCCAATTTCTTCAAAAATTTCTCTTTGTAGTCCTTCCCATGGAGTTTCGGTGTGCTCATTGGTGCCGCCAACCAGCCCCCAAAGGTTACTTTGCCTACCCTGTGTTCGATGCAAGAACAAAAATCTTTTTGTTTTTAATGAATATATTAGTGCGCCACTACAAACTATACTGTCCATATAGTTAATTATCTTAGTATTGCAAACGCCATGACCCGTTTGGATATTCACCTTCAAATGCTAGTAACCATTCACCGGTATCCCACTTATACTGAACGCCTGTATTAAGATTTGTTTGGTATATTGTGTCTGTTGAGCTACTTGCATCGAATACAATACTCCATTTAGTACCATCCCATTCAACAATATCGTTTTCACTAGCAACAAAATCAGTGCCGTCCGCATTTTTCCAGGCGTCTGCACCATCTTCGTTATCAACATCGCCAATTGGAGCTAGTATAAGTATCCTTGGGTTGCCAGTAAGTCCTAAATCTTGAGGATTTGACTTTTGAGGATCTATGATATAATCAATTTTACTTCTGTCACCTAACGAAGATGTAATAACAGAGTCGGAAGGTAACGAATCTTCATCCCAATTAACAATAGCAAACGCTGGGTCGTTCTCATTAATTGCTAGTGTTCCTGAAATTTCATTATCTAAATCATTTCTTGCTAATCGTACCTGTGTAACACCAGATTCGAATTCATAAGGTAACGCTTTCAAATAACTGATCCAGTCTTCACCGCCAACAATTCCTTTTTTAACAAGTTGAATGGTGTTATTCATTACCAATAGATTAGGTTGGTTGTGACTCATACCTATAACAATATCAACACCTGATCGCACAAGTTCTTGTTTTTCTTGAATATTTTTAATTTCACCGGTAGGAACAACAGCCAGCTTCGGTCTAATTAATGCTTCTGCATTTCCGGAACTTTGTCCTAAGCCATCTCCCAGATCAACTGATCCTTGCTCGTTGAAAATACTAGTTACAATGTCCGTAACAACACCTAAACGTTTTACTTTGGCTGGTGGGGAAATATAAATTGGTGTAGTAAATCCTAAAGTAGCAACATCTATCTCAGTTTCTGTTCCTACTGGTATGCTTCTACTACTGAAAGTTAAGTTTTCTAAATTAACTACACTTAAACTAGTCCAATCGATATAGTTGTCTGTGGTTTGTATTTCTAAACTAGGATTAAACAACATCAAAATTTGTTCCATGATTTGTAATTTCATGTCTGTGTTAGTTGTCCAGATATCTACATTCACGCTAAGTGTGTATGGTGTGGGCATTAATCTTTCAACAGTGTAGTTTTTGCCTTCCTTTTTTAGATATTCTTTTCCTTCACTATCGTATGCACGTTCTCTAATATTTACTTTACTTACATAACTGGAATCTCCAGTCCTGTCTCTGTCCATTTCTATGCCTGTGACATAAACAGCCATGCGAGGGGCACTAGGAATTTTGTTTTCGCTGTTATCTCTTAGTATAGAACCTACTTGTCTAGTTATATCTCCGTACATAACAGGCACTTGCACCAGCTGACCCTTGCCATCCTTATAACTAAAATTACTCATCATACGCACTATCTGCGTAATATACCTTCTAATTTGTCCGTCATAAAAATGTTGCATTAGTTATCCGCCTTAGGTCTAAGTGCTTGAGACAAACTTTGTCGTTCTTGAACTGTTTCACCACCAATTTCGTCAGTGTTGGTGTTATTAACAAATGTTCCTTTTTGTGTAAGTCTGTTGTCGGTATTTGTCATTGTCATGCGCACGTTCTCTTCTAGTTTAACCCAACGTGATCCGTCATATCTAAACAGTCTATTTGGAAAAAAGTCAGTTCTTAAAAAATAATCATCCACTGTTGCTCCTGAAGGAAATTGAATTCCGTGTCCGAACGCTTCTCCATTAGGCGGAATACCATCACCTAACAAGTATCCTGAATAACCTTCTCTATCCGGAGGTGACATTATTCTGTCAGCAGTTAAATCAGCACCACTTGCATCGAGTACTGTTTGGTCTGCTCTGTTAAGTTGTGTGTCACCGTTATCGTCAATGTTTAATGTAAAGAAATGACTGGTATCGTACCCCGATTTTGCAGCATCTGCTTCTGCTTGATTCAAGATTGCATTATTAATTTGCATTTCCTGTTCATAGGTTGAAAGCAAATCTCTAAGTGTTTGTGTTTCGCCTTCTTCTGCAGGAAGGTCTAGTATCTCTTTAAACTCTTGACTATCAACAATTTGTTTAAGTTTTAATCTGTACAAATGAGGATACCACGTTTGTGTAAAACCCTCTGCTGCACGATTAATGTCTTCGACTACATAGAAGCGTTTCAATGCAAGAGAAAAATCATTTAATGCATATTCATCTTTTAGATGCGGCAATTCTATTACATCACCTGGCATAATCTTTCTGCCTAATGTCTTAACGCTGCTTCTAATATGCACAGTGAGCATAATAGTATCATCATTAGCTAAGAACAACCCAAACTGACTTAGATTAAAATCTAAATCTTGGACATTGTAAATTCCTCGTATAGTATAAACATCCGGATCGTATTTACGATCTCTGTTCTCCATAAACAGCAGGTCTTGTATGTTAGTTTCTTTGACAGCATCATATTGCGGCTTATCCGCAGTTGCCGATGCGTCATCTGGATTTTCGGGACCTAGATACTTATGGACATGTAAGTCTGTACCGCCGACTGAAAACATTTCTAGTATCTGTCGATCTAGGAATTCGTAGTCGTTGCCCTTTTCTGGTTTGTATAAAGATAGTCTTGGCATACACATATTTATCGATACGATAAATACTATGGAGAACTTCATATGGCAAATTTAGCAACAAAGAAACAAGAAGTATATGATTATGTAAATGCTATGCTCGGCGGCGGAATGATCGACGTTGAATTAGATCCTATTCATTATGAAACTGGACTTAATAAAGCATTGACTAAGTTTAGGCAGCGTTCAGACAACTCAGTTGAAGAATCATATATTTTCTTGCCTACAGTCATTGATCAAAACGAATATACACTTCCTGCAGAAATTGTTGAAGTTCGTAAGTTATTCCGCAGAAGTATAGGATCACGTACCGGCGGCGGCGACGGCGGCACATTGTTTGAACCATTTAACATGGCTTATACAAATACATACTTGTTAAGCTCATCTAATATGGGTGGCCTTGCAACTTACGAGCTATTTGCTGGATATCAAGAATTAGTAGGGCGTATGTTTGGTTCATTTATAGAATTTAAATGGAACACACAAACTAAAAAATTAACACTACTACAACGTCCTAGAGCAGAAGAAGATCTATTACTTTATTGTTATAACTATCGCCCAGACGAATCATTATTAGATGATTACCTAGCAAAGCAATGGATTAAAGATTATACACTTGCTAGTTGTAAGTTTATGCTAGGTGAAGCAAGAAGTAAGTTTGCTACTATTGCTGGCCCACAAGGCGGATCAACACTAAACGGTGATGCACTTAAAGCAGAAGCAACTGCTGAAATGGAAAAACTTGAAAAAGAAGTTCAAGAAGCAGTAGCAGGCGGTGCAGGCTACGGTTTCTTAATAGGGTAAAAAATACTTGACATCTTACTAATTTTTCCGTATAATATAAAATATATTGTGCGGAGATTAATTTATGCTACCTAAATTATTAGTAGTAGGTCATGGTCGTCATGGCAAAGATACTGTTTGCGAATTATTAGAAAAATACGGATACACATTTCAATCAAGTTCTAAGTTCTGTTCAGAGCTTTTTATATTCAACGATCTAAAAGACAAGTACGGTTACGCAGACGAAGAAGAGTGTTATGCAGATCGTCACAACCATCGCACTGAATGGTACAATATGATCCACGACTACTGTAAAGATGATTTAGCAAGACTAGGCAGAAATTTGTTTGCACAAAACAATATCTATTGCGGACTACGTAACAAGCGTGAATTCTTCGCAATGCAAAACGAAGAAATCTTTGACTATGCAATTTGGGTAGATCGTTGCGATCATTTGCCTACTGAAGATCCTAGTTCAATGAGCATTGAACAATGGATGTGCGATTACACTATTGACAACAATGGTGATTTAGCTAGACTAGAAAGAAATGTTGATACACTTATTCGTACTATCTTTAGAAATCAGGGACTAGGTCACCTTGCTTCCAGCGCACCCCGTCCTTTTGAAGAAGACGCTGACAGTTGGCGCATATCGTCTTCAGGTTGTTAGGACGACAATTATTTAAATCTCCGTCTATATGGAACACATTAAACTGTTCTGAATGTTTTGATTTAAATCCGCATTTTTCACAGGTATCTCCCTTAGTATAACCTTTTTGCTTCCATTTGGGTATTCCGTGATGAATGCCGTTGCGCAAGCAGGTTTCACAGAGCTTGCGATAGTAAGTTCTGTTTCCTTTTTTGTAATTTATAGCAGCAGGACGCTGGCCGCACTTGCATAATGGTCGCATACTGTATTTACCTCACCTTTTCGGTCCCTTTTCTATAGGTGTTTAACATGATTTTTTATTAGATAATGGTAAATACATACAGCAAATAAAATTAATTCCTACAGGAGAAACAAAATGGCATTAGTATCACCAGGTGTTGAGGTTAAGGTAATTGACGAGAGTTTTTACACTCCCGCTGAACCCGGCACTACCCCAATGATTTTTGTTGCCAGTGCGCAAGATAAGGCAAATGCAAGCGGCACAGGCACAGCACAAGGAACACTGGCAGCAAATGCTGGTAAGCCTTACTTGCTAACATCTCAAAGAGATCTAGCAGATACATTTGGAGATCCAGTTTTCCAAGTTGATAATAACAATAACCCAATACACGCTGGAGAGCTTAATGAGTACGGCTTACAGGCAGCTTATTCATTCTTAGGTGTTTCCAACAGGGCATGGGTTGTAAGAGCAGACATTGATTTGAACGAGATTCAACCAAGTTCAACTGCACCAGCAGCTAACCCAGAAGCTGGTACTTATTGGTTTGATACTTCGGTTACTGCATTTGGTATTCAACAATGGAACAGTGCGCCAGTTACAACAGCAGGCGGTCAGTCATTTACCGCACAAACACCAATCGTAATTACAAACGTTTCTCAAGTAACAGGAAGCATTACATCACCAGGAGCACCAAAATCTTCTGTAGGTACAGTAGGTGATTATGCTATTGTTGCAATTACAACTACAAACAGACTTTGGTACAAGTCAGAAGGTAATGCACCTGCATTATCAACTGGTGAGTGGGTAGAAGTAGGAAGTGCAGATTGGATTCAAAGCTGGCCTACTATCCAAGGCAGCAATGCAAACCCAACATTCTCAGTAGCGTCTGCAACAATTACACTAAATGGTACGGATGTAACAGTTACATCAAGCGATCAAGTAGCAGATGTTGCTTCAACAATTAATGGATTATTAATCCCAGGACTAAGTGCTGCCGCAGTAGATGGTCGCTTAGAAGTTTATAGTGATGGTACAAGTTCAGGTGCTGACGACTCGTCATTAGGCGGTCCTATTGTAGTAGGCGGCGATGCCGATACATTGGATCTATTAGGAATTAATGTAGGTTCATATTATCCTCCAGCACTAGCAATTAGCAAACACACTGTTGTTCCAGAATGGAAAACAAATGACACATATCAACGTCCATCGGGCAGTGTTTGGATTAAAACAACTGAACCTAACCAAGGCGCACGTTGGAGAGTTAAAGTTTGGAACGATGCTACATTACTATGGGATACTGTAGAAGCACCTTTATATCCAAACAACGAAAACGCACTGTACGAATTAGATAGAACAGGCGGCGGCGCAAATCTTGCAGTTGGTGACTTGTATGTTATGACAAACGTAGCAGCAGACAGTCAAAAGCTAGGAACATTTAAAATTTTCCGCAGACAGAATGTAGGATCAACAACTATTACAAGTTCTAAAATACTTACAGGAACTATAACTTCTGGTAGTAATAGAACATTTACTATTGCAAGCACAGATAACGGAAGTAGCTCATTTAGCTCTGCTACAACTGTTACTGTACCTAGCTTGACAGGTTCTAGCACTGATGCAGAAGCGATTGCAGCAGCAATCACAGATGCTAACATTACTAATGTTACAGCAGACGTTGATACTTCAAACAGAGTTGTTATTTCACACGCACTAGGTGGAGATATTAGATTTGTTGATACAGACGGTGTATTAACTGAAATGGGTTACGCTGCATTTGTTAGTTCAACAAGCGGCACACCAAATCTATATTATGTACCTGGTACAGATGGCAGCACATCACCACTAGAATTACAAGCAAGTAACTGGAAAGTTCTTACTTACACTGCAAGTGATGATCCTGTAACTGCACTAACAGCACAAGGTGCTAAATGGTATAATTCAATTGTCGATGAAGTTGATCTAATGATCCACGATGGTAGCAACTGGGTTGGTTACTTAACTTCAACATCACCTTATTACAATGCAGACGAAGCAGAACAAACAGATCCAAATGGACCTATTGTTTCTGCAAGCACTCCTGTATTACAGAGTGACGGCACTGCACTTAAAAATGGTGACTTGTGGATTGACACTTCAGACATTGAAAACTATCCACAAATTTACAAGTTTAATGCAAACAAGCTAAACACACCAATTGCAAATCGTTGGGAACTGCTAGACAAAGCAGACCAAACTACAGAAAATGGTGTGTTATTTGCAGATGCACGTTGGGCAACAGCCGGTAGTGAAAGCGATGCAGCAGACATTGATGTACTACTAGAAAGCAGTTACTTAGATCCAGATGCTCCAGATCCAGCACTATATCCAAAAGGTATGTTGTTATGGAACCTACGTAGAAGTGGATTTAACGTAAAACGTTTTGAGCGTAACTACATTGATGTTAATGGCGACAACGAACGTAACGGTGACGAAGCAATGGAAAACTACTATCCACACCGCTGGGTTACAGAATCAGGTAACCAGAACGACGGTTCAGGTAGCTTCGGACGTAAAGCACAGCGTAAAGTTGTTGTACAAGCTCTACAAGCAGTTGTTAATAACAATGATGATATTAGAGATGATGAAGCAAGACTGTTTAACCTAATGGCTTGCCCAGGGTATCCAGAACTGATTGGTGAAATGATTAGTCTAAACTATGACAGAGGACTAAGTGCATTTATTGTTGGCGATTCTCCAGCAAGACTAACACCAGATGCTACTTCATTAAATGAATGGGCAACTAACGTTAATTTGGCAGTAGAAGACAATGACGAAGGACTTGTTTCTAGAGATGAGTACATGGGTATATTTTATCCATGGGGCTTCACAAGTGACAACTTTGGTAACAATGTTGTAATTCCTCCAAGTCACATGATGCTTAGAACTATTGCACTAAGTGACCAAGTTTCTTACCCATGGTTTGCACCAGCAGGTACAAGACGTGGCGGAATCACTAACGCAAGCTCAACAGGTTATATTGATGCAGAAGGCGAATTTGTACCAGTTGCACTTAACGAAGGACAGCGCGATACACTGTACGCACAAAATGTTAATCCAATTACATTCATTACAGGTGCAGGACTTCTTAACTACGGTCAAAAGACTCGTGCAAGAGGCGCAAGCGCACTAGACAGAATCAACGTAGCACGTTTGGTAATTTACCTACGCAGCCAGTTGAATCAACTTGCTAAGCCTTACATCTTTGAACCAAATGATAAGATCACACGTGATGAGATCAAACAAGCAGCAGAGAGCTTAATGCTTGAGCTTGTAGGACAACGAGCACTGTACGACTTCTTGGTAGTTTGTGATGAATCAAACAATACACCAAGTAGAATTGACAGAAATGAGCTCTACTTAGATATTGCAATTGAACCAGTCAAAGCAGTTGAATTTATTTACATTCCATTGCGTTTGAAAAATACTGGGGAAATAGCAGGTCTATAAGATGATAAATAGATATAACAGGAGCAAATAAATGGCAATTTCAACACTATCAAAAATCACAGTGCCACTAGCGAGCGGAGACAGCGCAAGCAATCAGGGCTTGTTGATGCCAAAGCTACAATACCGCTTTAGGGTATCACTGGAAAACTTTGGTGTTTCGACACCAACAACTGAACTTACAAAACAGGTTGTAGATGTTACTAGACCGACAGTTGCTTTTGAACCAATTGAGATTCCAGTATATAACTCCAAAGCATATCTAGCAGGAAAGCATACATGGTCCCCAATTACATTGAACTTACGTGAAGATGTTAATAACAACGTTCAAAAGTTAGTAGGCGAACAGTTACAGAAGCAGTTCGACTTCTTCGAACAGTCAAGCGCAGCATCAGGTCAAGATTACAAATTTACAACACGTATTGAAATCTTAGACGGCGGTAACGGTGCTAACACACCAACTGTACTAGAAACATTTGAACTATATGGTTGCTTTGTAGTAAATGCAAACTATAACGAACTTGCATATGCTAACAACGATCCGATGAGAATTACACTAGAAATCCAATATGATAACGCAATCCAGACACCACAAGGTACTGGCGTTGGTACAGCAGTTGGACGTACAGTTAATACTCTAGTAACTGGCGGCGGCGTATAAAATATAGTTAATACTAGTTAAAGGGAGCTTTATGCTCCCTTTTTTATTATCTACGCACTTAATTCATATAGATAAATATTAGTATGGCAAGCAAGTTTAATGGATTTCTCGACAATGTAGCAGCAGGGGTGTTAGGCCCTAAAGGTAATATGGCGGATTGGCAACATGCTAATAGGCTGTTCGTTACCGATAATCAACGCCTGGCTCCCAAGCATAAGCATCTCTATCATTGCCATTTTGTATTAGATCCAGCAGCATCTAATGTACTTCCTGATCTAAGGAATAAGCATAATCTAGAAATAGGTATGCTAGTTAAAAGTGCAGACTTACCTACATTCAGAGCAGAAGTTGAAACAAAAAACAAGTACAACCGTAAAAAGAATGTACAGACAGCTATAGCATATCAGCCTGTAACAATACAATTCCATGATGATAACTACGGTGTTACAACAGCATTATTAGAAGCATATTATAGATATTATTTTGCAGATGGTAACTATGGCAATGATCCTGGCGCATTTAATAAAGCTGGTTCAGGAGACCAAACTTACAAAGGATCCGGAGCAAACCAATACAAGTATGGTTTAGATAATAATATTAGTGTTCCTTTCTTTAGAAACATTCAAATCAGCCAAATGGCTCGTAAGAGTTATACAACATACACTCTAGTAAATCCTATCATTACAGATTGGAAACATGATAGTGTAGATAGTGGCGATGGCAGTACTATGCTTAATACTATTACTGTTGCTTATGAAGCAGTACATTATCTAAGAGGAAATGTAACAGCCGGAGCAAACGGAGATCCAGTAGGTTTTGGAGATCCTTCACACTACGATTCTACACCAAGTCCTATTACATTATTAGGTGGTGGCACACTTGGATTAGGTGGAATATTTGGCGGTGCAATAGATCTATATGATTATATTACCAAAGGCAAGAACTTTAATAATCCTCTAGAAGCAGGAATAGCAGCAGTAAATTTAATTGGCAATTTTAGGAATTTGTCTAAAGATGGACTACGAGAACAAGGATTTAGATTGCTAACAGACGCAATTGGATCAGCAGCAGGTATTGATGTAAGTGGTGTTGCTCAGACGTTCTTTCCTAAAAATGGCGGCAGCGGCGGAGCAAAAGATTTAGCCATTGCAACAGTGGCAGTTGCAGGACTGAGTGCTGTTTCAAATGCCGTAAAAGGTCCAAATAATCCTGCAGAACTTGAAGCAGCAAAATTTGCTCAATTCCAAAACGATTACCAAGCATCTGGCAGATCTGGGGGCATAAATGCTATGAAAGATGCATATTCTAAATTAGGTCCATCGGACCAAGCAGCATTAGCAGCAAAAGTAACTGGAAGTTAATATGACAGCATTACCCAAAGCAGACATCCCAAAAAAATCAGATAAAGAAATAAATCAATTTTTTGATAGGTACTATGATAAGCCTCTTGAATTTGCAGCAAACGATGTAGATTCTGTTTTAGCATTTTTTACAAAAAGAGGATTTGAGCAAAGTGCAGCAGTTGCAGTTTCTTCAGTATTATTGAAGCAAGCAAAAATTGATGGTATAAAAATATTTAAAATTTTAGATACTATGAAAGGCTTGGACGATGTGCAATTAAGTGCAGTTGTAGCAGAAGTTATAAACTATAATAGGCCTAAATCAAGTTCTATAGGTTATAAAAGAACAGAAACTGTTGATAAAGTAGAACGTAGAAACATAAAGGTGTAGATCATGGCAAAGTTTGCCCAAGGTAAATACACCCTTAAAAACCCTAACAAATACATAGGAACAAAAGTACCAACTTATCGTAGCAGTTGGGAATTTGCCTTTATGAGATTCTGTGACGAACATCCTAGTGTTAGTCAATGGGCCAGTGAAGCAATACGTATTCCATATAGAAATCCTTTAACTGGAAAACATACAATATATGTTCCAGATTTTTTTATTGCATATGCCGATGCTAAAGGAAAGCAAAATGTTGAACTCATTGAAGTTAAACCCGCCAATCAAACTTTTAGAGAAAACCTAGGAAAATCTAGAGCCAATCAAGCACATTATGTTGTCAATCAAGCAAAATGGATGGCTGCTAGAGCTTGGTGTAAGCAAAAAGGAATTTTCTTTAGGGTTATCAATGAGGGAGATATTTTTCACACAGGCAGAAGAAAGTAGTAAATACTTCCATGTACGGCAAACCTATAACTCATTTACATTTAGAACCCACATCGGATTGTAATGCCAGATGCCCACAATGTCCTAGAAATTGGAAAGGTACCCTTGATACTGCTAAATGGCTTAATGTTACAGAATGGTCAAAAGATGAACTCGATTCTGTTTTAAATCAGCCAGAACTAACATCTGTTAAACATGTAGCTGTCAATGGCAACTATGGAGATATTGTAAAACACAGTGATCCTAAAGGATTGCTACAAACGATTATTAATAAAAATCATATCTTACAAATTAAAGTTAATACCAACGGCGGAGCCTTAAACAAAGAATTTTGGAGGTGGTTAGCAACACATAGAAAAGTCCATGTAGAGTTTGGAATAGACGGATTAGAAGATACACATCATTTGTATAGACGAAACACACGATATGATGTTGTAATTTCAAATGCAAAAGAATACATAAATGCTGGCGGCAGAGCAATTTGGATGATGAATGTTTTTAAACATAACGAACATCAAGTAGAAGATTGCAAGTTGTTAGCACAAGAATACGGATTTTTAAACTTTACTTATAGGCCTAGTCATAGATGGGTACAAGACTATACTCCAGTTTTTGATAAAAATAAAAAAGAAGAATACAGGATTTATCCAGCTTCAGTAGTAGAAGAAAAAGGAATAACAAAGTTTTTTGAGCCTCCTAAAGCTCCTCCACCTAATTCTCATATAAAATACGATGTAGAAACTGCGAACGACCTACCAACTCCTAATAACAAATGCAACATTGAGTGTAAGGTACTTCCTATTAACGGTAGTGTCAATAATAGTATATATTTGGCAGCTGATGGGAGGATATGGCCTTGCTGCTGGACAGCTTCTCATCATGATAGAATGCTTTCTCAAAATTTTAAAGATGATTTTATTAAAGAATTTTATCAAAAAAAAGGATACAAACAAAATTTTAATAACACAAAAATACATACAATAAAGAAAATATTTCAAACAGAAATGTTTGACTTTTATCCAAAAACTTGGCCAAAAGACAATCCGCACCCTGCATGTAGATACAGTTGTGATGTAAAGTCTAACTTTAATATACAAGAAAACTTAACAAATGG